CAGCGTCTAGAAGAACATAAAAAGGCAAAATAATGCGGTTTTTTGGCTGGCGCAGGCCTTAATTTCGTGCGCTCTAAACCTGGTCTACGTGTACACAGGGACGGAAAACCTTGCCGCAAAGGTGCTTAACCACTACCCGAAAGGATGACGATCGCTACTAAGACCTGCGATTTGGTTATTTGAAAAGAATAAAAAGGCAAAATGAAGGGAGAAAAACCCTACGTTTACTAAAGTGTTAGCGTATTTTAGTAAACCGCCGTTGTTATAAAGACGTGGCTCGAGGTACCGGACAACCGCCTCTGTAATGCTATAACGCTAAAGTGTACTGTGCAACTCGCATAATGCTCTTATCTTTGCCCGGTCTGGGCAAAGTGTGACTGAACAATCTGCATAATACTTAAATGCTTCGCATTAATAATAACACCACTTGTAAATTCAAAGAAAGAAAAAATGCGTTGAGCGCGAGCGAAAACGCAAAAGAGCTTTAGCTCTTTTATTCAAATAAATAACTAATAATTCGACGGAATGAATAAATGCGTCTAACAAACTTATCTGATCCCATACTGCTATTAGAACAACATATGAATTTTTCTAAGTCTATTCTTAGAGAAAGCTGTGAAGGTTTAACCAAAGAACAAAAATCAATAGTAGAAGGACTATATAACGAATTCAAGCCTTTGATCGAAGCAAGTCTAACTGCAGATCAGATCAAAGGTATTTTTCAACAGCTGGAAAAGCAATCAGTAGAGGGTGGCGCTAATCGCACAGCAGTAGGTGCGGGAGTTGATGTTGCTAAAAAAGCCAACGACGTGATCAACAATGTTGGCAAATGGCTACAGGACACAACTCCCGTAAAGATGATGGATCAAAAGTTTGACAAACTCAAGAATGACATCAATAAAAAGTTTCCCGATTCAAAACTGCTAGACGGTATTTCGAATTTAGGCATCTGGATGAAAGAGAATCCAGGCAAGAGCGCAGCTGTTATCGGTGTGCTAACGGCACTTGCTTCTCTAGCCGGTGGACCAGTGGGTGGTGCTATCGCTGGTCAGGTCTTACGTGGTGCAGCTGAATTGATCAAAGGTGAGAAACTCAGCACAGCAGTTGGCAAAGGTATTAAGACAGCAGCACTGGGTTATCTATCTGGCAAAGCATTTGAAATGCTGGGCAATTGGATGGCAGGATTCCGTGAGCAATCTATACCGTTTGGATCTAGTGATGCTGGATTAGAGAACATCAGTTGGGACGCAACTAAAACTCTAAGAGCTCCGGGCATGGAGTGGACGCAAACTACTCAAGGATTCAACGCATTAGTCAAACCAGAAGAAGCCAGTGCTATCCGTGCAGCTATGAATTTGATCAAAGGTGGGGGAGATGGTGCTGTTGAAGGATTTGATCAGTTAAAAATGGTTGCCGATATAGTTAGAAGCAAAGATTATATGGCAGACATGCAGTCAATGGTGGACGGTGCATGGAAAGCTGCCAAAGACAATGACAGTATATTACAGTTTATCAACACAGCTAAACAGGGATTGCAAGCTGGCGCACAAGGTGCTGTGGCAGCATCGACTGGCTCATCTGGAAAAGAAAAGAAAGAAAGTTATTATACGCAGGCTCGTCCTTTGTCAGAAGGACAGGTCTATATGCTGTTCAATCGTGTGCTCACAGAAGCGGGTTTCTTGGACAAGGTCAAAGCAGGTGCTGGCAAAGTCGCGGGCGCAGTAGCCAAGGGTGCAGAATGGGCAGGAAAACAGGCCACAGAAAAAGTCACATCAGCCAAACTGTTAGCTGCCTGGAAGCTAGAAGGATCACCTACAGATTCTGAAGAATTAAAGAAATTTTTACTCAATTACGGCGGCATTGACGCCGGTGTCATTGACAAAGTCTACACAGATATGAAATTACCTGTGGCGGGATCTGCGGCCGGTGGCGACACCGCAGAAGATCCCAAGGCTCAATCTATGTACAGCACAGTTAAAACCAGTGTAAGTCAGTTAAATAAGAAAGACAGAACTAGATTAATAGCGTATCTACAAAAACAATTAGGAACTGCATAACATGAAAATCAATGAAATTTTAATAGAAAGCCAACAACTTGACGAAGGACCGTTGGGCAGTATAGGCACAGCTATTGGTAAAGGTGTAGGAGCCGCAGCCAAAGGCGTTGGTGCTGTAGCTGGCGGCGTAGCTGGTCTAGGTCGAGCATTTAAGAAAGGTTATGCAGGAGGTAAAGCCACAGTAGCAGGAGATCCTGTGCCCGATGATGGCAGCGGAGATACAACAACTACAACTACTGGTGGTGGATCAGCACCAGCGGCACCAGCACAACAGGCAGCACCTGCGGCAGGCGGTGGATCAGGATTAGCAGCACCTGCGCAAGCCGCTGCTCCAGCAGCAGCACCTACAGCACAGGATGTTAATAAAGCAGGACCAGCGGGTGCTCCAGCAGCAAAACCACAGACAGGTGCAGCAGCCCAGGCCATGGCTAAAACTGCACAGGCCACAGCGGGTCAAGACGCAGCACAAACAGGACAGACCATGTATGCTCAGGTCAAGGCCAACATTGATAAGCTAGATAAAAAAGGCAAGCAGCGTATACTGCAACTGTTACAAAAAAGTCTTACACAGCCTAGTCCCGCTGATCAGAAAGCTCCTGCAGCTGGAAAAGCAGCACCCGCAGCACAACCAGCAGCACAACCGGCGGCACAACCAGCAGCAGAGCCTACAGCAGCACCAACAGCAGCACCTGCTGCAGAACCTACAGCAACACCAGCACCGCAGACTGCGGCACCTGAACAACCAGCTCCGGCTGCTGGCAAAAAGAAATCTGCACCTAGAAAAAAAGCAGCGCCTAGTCAAGCAGAAATTGATGCAGATCGAGAGCGTATAATGGGAGTTACTTCGGATTCAATCATCCGTAAAGGAAATCTAGTTGCAGAAGGTAAAATTCCATTTAGTTTTTTTAAACCTAGATGAAAGCTAAAGAATTTATCTTTGAACGTGATTCCTTATGGGACAAGGTCAAAGACGTTACGGGCTGGTCCAAATATCAAAACACCGATCGTCCTACCGCAGATGACGATTGGAATCCCAATCGAACCAAAGGTGCTGCTCCTGCTGTGAAAAAAACACAGCAGAGAACAGTAATGAAACCCGCAGTATCCAACAAAGGTATTAAAGATTTTGAAATTAAAGACATCGTATCTAGGCTACAAAATGCACAACCTATGTACGCAGATGATCAAGACCGGCTGAATAGATTAATTAACGGTCTAAGAAAAGGCACAGTTAGTACATCAGTTGACACTGCTGCTCTGCTGCGCACGTTAAAAGACGCTCAACAAGGTAAAAGTCTTTCAGACGAACAAAAACAAATTCTTGTAAACTACAAAAACAATCTTTAAAAGAAATTTAAACCTGTTTTCTTAGTAGTTTCTAGATTTTCTTTGATAATCTCTGCTACGATTTCTCTTTCATCATAGCTTAAGTTCATACCTTCACTGTAAGAAAGACCTCTCATATACCAACACAGTTTGAGAACATCTTTCTTTATTATCCGTGCCTCTTTGTCTAATTGTTCAGCTTCCTGTAAGATCTCCGGCACGGACATTGTTAAGATCTTACTGCGAAAAAATTTGATTGATCCATAGTTACTGGAAGAATGTATTCTTTGCCACATTCTTTACAGGCCACGTCTTGAGGTTTTAACTCAACATTTTCTTTGAGTTTAGTCATGTGACCAGATATCTGTTCAAACACATCTTTTGAACAGTTGTAGATAAATTCTTTGATCTGAGTAGGATCACTAGTTTCTCCATCTGGCGTTTGTATTTTAGCAATACAGCCTGCTACAATGTCCACAGTAAGCTCTGTTAATTTTACAAAACTTTTACCAAATCTGTCAATTTTATCTTCGTCACTGATAGATTCGTCATTGACGATTGAAAAAATTCTCTGTTGTTCAAAAGTCTTGATGGTATTCTTAGTGACTTCTTGATAGGTGTAAGGTCTTAGATAAAATGTCAGCGGATCAATAGTCACTGTTTCTTGATAAACAAATGTTCCAAATTTTTCTAACCAAGCCGTGAGATTCATTTCAAATTCGTTTTCACTGTTACAATGAGGGCAAGCACTGTGAAGTTCCATGGTCTCACCGTAGGTAGCAATTCTAATAGCTATGAGACAGACATCTAAATCGATGCTGGGCATCTTCCAAGGATCCATAATAGCAGGTATACAGCTCTTGATAACCTGCACAGTGCTTTCACCTGACAGTAGAGCATCTGGTGTTTTAAACATCAGTTCGTCTTTAGCAGTCATAGCATATACTGGATAGGTTCCGTTTGCAGAAATGTCTATGGCTCCTTTAGAATAAAACTTACCCTCCGACGGTAATTTCAACCAGATTTTAGGTTGTCGAAAGTAATTCGCTAAAGGATTACTGACCATTGTTTTTTGATTTTCTGACATTTTTATCTCCAATAAATACTATTGCCGTATTGGTATTTATATGCGCATTTTTCTGGATTTTTAAATAATGGCTCAAGTCACAATCGATATTCCTGGAATTGGTAATGTAGTAGCTAAAAATGCTGCATCAGAAGCCACCTTGAAAGAAATTCTCAAAGCTATGCAAAGCAACGCTAGAGGTGGCGCGGGAGCAGGAGGCGCTGCCGGAGGCGGTGGTGGAGCGTCAGCAGTTAATCAACAAAACAAAGCTACTAAAGAAAGTACTAGACAGACCAAAGAAACAACTAAAGAAGTTAAAGAAAGCGGAGATGCTTTTAGTAGAGTAGGTAAAGCTGCCGGCTTGGTTAGTTTTGGAATGGGTAGACTTACTAAGATCGTAGAAACTGCAGGTAGGGGAGTTTTAGGTCTAGGTGAAAGAGCTGCGCAGATAGTGCAGACATTTGCCAATGTAGGAGACAGTGTTGAAAGTGCAGCCGGTGTGTTTTCCGGTATTCCGGTTGTAGGAACTATCTTTGCCGCAGTTGCATCAGCTGCTACTAAAGTAACTGATTCATTTCAGAGTGCTACAGCCGCTGGCGCTACATTTGGCGGAAGTATAACTAATTTCTCTAGAGCAGCAAGTGGCGCAGGAATGACCATGGAAAAATTTGGTCAGATGATAGCACAGAACGGAGAAGGTCTAAGATTATTAGGTGGTACTACAGAAGCAGGTGCTAATAGATTCAGCCAGATTTCCAGTGCGCTGAGAAAAACCAGTGGAGATTTATATGCATTAGGATTCAGCACAGCCGATGTAAATCAAGGTATTGCTTCTTACAGTAAGTTAATGGGATCAGTAGGCAAGCTTCAAGGAATGAGCAATGCTGATCTAGTCAAAGGCAGTAAAGCGTATCTCAAAGAAATTGATGCATTGGCAAAAATTACAGGCGAAACAAGAAAGCAACAAGAAGAAGCTCAGGCAAAACTAGCAGCTTCGGCACAGTTCCAGGCTATGGTAGGCAATATGAATGCCACGGAAGCTAAGAAAATGATGGCTACTATTACAGGACTACCTCCTGGATTAAGAAGTGTTGCAGAAGACATCATGGCTACCGGCACAGCTACTACTGAAGAAAGTCAACAGTTTATGGCGTTAATGCCTAAATCTGCGCAGAAGATGGCTGAATTTGCTGAAATGAGTAAAAGAGGCATTGCACCAACAGTGGCTCAGCAACAAGAGCTACAAAATCTTTTAAAGATGGAGGGTGCAGGAGCTAAGAAACAATATGGAGACAACGCTAGATATAACAAGGATATAGCTAAAACATTCATGATGATGAATGATGCTGCTAACATTACTAAAGACGGATTAGTACAGGCAACTGCTGAACAGGAAACAGCTATCAAAAAAACTGATGGTATGGCTGCTCAGATGGAAAAAACTAAACAAACTTTGGCAGAGTTCAGCAACGGATTCATGATGGCTCTGGCTAACAGCGGTATTCTTGATTTAATGTTAAAAGCATTTACTCTGTTAGCTGGCCTAGTACAGACATTCGTAGTTCCTGCTTTTAATCTAGTAGCAGGAATTTTAACAGCAGTATTAGAGCCTGCTCTAAAATTTCTAGGAGAAATAATTAATACCTATGTGATACCTGCTATGCAGGTATTGGTAGGATTCTTCGTTGACACTTTAATACCAGTTATCCAAGATGTAGCTACTACATTAAAAGATTTTTTCAAACCTATTTTTGAAGAAATAGGTGCATTCTTTAGAGACACACTGTACCCGGCATTCTTAGATATTGTTGTGTTTGTTAGAGACAGTTTCTTGCCTACATTTATGGATATAGCATCCGCAATAGGAGAAATAGTCACTCCAGTATTTGAATCACTCGGTGCAATAATTAAAGATTATGTTTGGCCAGCGTTCCAGGCCATAGGATCATTTATAACAGATAATTTAACTCCAATTTTTGCTACATTGTTAACCGCGTTGACTGCTTATGCTACCTATCAGTTGATTACAGGTATAGGCGCTTTAATTTCATTCGGTACAGCGTTAATAGCTGCAACTATACCTTTCTTACCATTGATTGCCGCAGTAGGTGCTATTGCTGCAGGATTCTTTTTCTTATATAAAAAGTTAGAAGAAGCAGGTTATGGATTTAATATGTTAGGAGACGGGCTAAGACTTATTAAAGTTAAGTTTAAAGAGTTTACTGGAGCTATCGGTGATATTATAGCAAAGATTCCAGGAATGGGAAGATCTGAAGAAGAGGAAAAAGCTCGAGAAGAAGAAAAGAAAGCTCTAGAAGAAGAAAAGAAAGAAATACAGGAACGATTAGAGACTCGCAGAAAACAAAATGCTTTTGAAGCTACAGAAGAAGGAAAAAGATTAAAAGCCATCGAAAATCAAAAGAAAAGAGAAGAGCTAAAATTAGATATAGATAAAAAAGTTGCAGGTTATAAACAAACAGGATCAAAATATATCCAACAAGCTAGCGGATCTTTAGGAGCCGGAGCCAAAGCCGCAGACGATGCTGCCAAAGAAGCAACGGCACAGACCAAAGAATTAGATCTCAGCAGTCCGATAAATTCTCTAATGACATTTGCCGAACAGCAAAAATCATCTATGTTTGTTGAAGGTGATAAAGAGAAAAAATCAAAGGCAAGATCAGAACAAAGAGCTGAACTAGTCAAAGGATTAGAAAAAGAAAAATTAGCATCTATGTCAGGCACAGATCAAGAAAGAATGGCGGCTGCGAAGCGAAGTGTGGATGCTACAAAAGGATTAGAAGCCTTTGACAAAAAAACGGCTGTTGATTCTGCTCGAGATGAATTGAACTATGCTAAAACAGATGTAGAAAAGAAAATGGCTGCACAAAAATTAGCGGTAGCAGAAAAACAATTAGCCGATTTCCAAAAAGCTTCAGCAGAAAAACAAACCGCAGGAAAAACAGTATCTCCAGGAACTCCTGCAACAAGTAAAGTTAACGCAGCTGAAACTCCTAAAACTGAATTAGAAGCACAGGCAGCAAAAAAAGCCGCAGAAGACAAAGCCAAAAAAGAAGCAGAAGCCAAAACACCTAACCCAGATCAAAGAAAAACAGTGCCTTCGGGACCTGCTCAAGAATCTGCTGAATCATTGCTTGCTAACTTAAATACTAAGATGGATGTTCTCATAGGAATAAATCGAAAACAAATTGATGTAGGAGAAAGACAACTTTCAGTTCAATCTAATCTGTCAGGTGATGTTTTCAGTATATAATGGAAAAATAAAATGAGTTGGAAAAAATATTTCACACCGGTAGCAATTGATAATCAATCACGATCGATGAGTCCGTTAGGAAACAAAGGTCGGCCGGGTCCGGCTCGAGCAAACTATAGTTCATTTTTACCAGATGTATATGCAGGTGCTCCTAATCGTGTTGAACGTTATATGCAATATGACACAATGGACATGGACAGCGAAGTTAATGCAGCTCTAGATATCCTTGCAGAATTCTGCACACAGAAAGATAAAGAAAATGCTACACCGTTTCACACTTTTTTTAGAGGTAAGCCAACTTCAACTGAAGTTAAATTGATCAAAGAAAGTCTACAAAAATGGAGCAAACTGCAACAATTTGAAACTAGAATTTTTCGTATCGTTCGTAATGCTTTCAAATACGGTGACTGTTTCTTTGTAAGAGATCCTGAAACTAAGAAATGGTTATTTGTTGATGCTGCCAAAGTATCAAAAATTATTGTTAATGAAAGTGAAGGAAAAATTCCTGAACAGTACGTGATACGAGATATTAACTTTAATTTCAAAGAGTTAATAGCAGTAACACCACACGGAACTTCTAATACTAGTCCAAGCGGAACAAGCTCGTATACTTCGGGCGGAGGGTTTGGTCGAGGGATGGTGGGTTCTGCAGCACAACCACCGGGCACTAGATTTTCAAATCAAACCAATGAAGTAACTATAGATGCAAAAAACGTAATTCATATCAGCCTAAGTGAAGGCTTAGATAATAATTACCCTTTTGGCAACAGCATCTTAGAATCAGTATTCAAAGTCTACAAGCAGAAAGAACTGCTTGAAGATGCTATCATTATCTATCGTATACAACGTGCTCCGGAAAGACGTATTTTCTATGTAGACGTCGGAAATATGCCAGCACACATGGCTATGAGCTTTGTTGAACGTGTTAAAAATGAAATCCAACAACGACGTATTCCAAGCGCCACCGGCGGCGGAGCCAACGTTATAGATGCTAGTTATAATCCGTTAAGTTCATCAGAAGATTATTTTTTCCCGCAGACAGCAGAAGGTCGGGGATCTAAAGTTGACACACTACCGGGCGGTACTAATCTAGGTGAAATTACAGATCTACGTTATTTTACCAACAAGTTATTCCGTGCTCTGCGCATTCCAAGCAGTTACTTACCGACTGCGATCGACGAACAACCAAACAATGTAGCCGACGGCAAAGTTGGTACAGCATATATTCAAGAACTAAGATTTAACGAATATTGCAAACGATTACAATCGATGATCGTTGAAAGTTTTGATCAAGAATTTAAAATTTGGTTAAATGACAGTGGTATTAATATTGATCCCGGACTGTTTGAATTAAAATTTAATACTCCGCAAAATTTTGCAGCATACAGACAATCTGAATTAGATACAGCGAGAGTAGCTACTTACGCACAACTAACACAGATTCCATACATTAGTAAACGTTTTGGACTAAAACGTTTCTTAGGCTTAACACAAGAAGAAATTGTTGAAAACGAAACACTGTGGAGAGAAGAGAACAGTGGTAAACTAACACCAGCATTGGATTCTGCTGGTGAAATGAGATCTATAGGTATTTCGGGTGGAGGCCTACAATCAGCAGTTGAAGGACAGGCTGCAGAAGCATCCCCAGACATGGCCGCTGCTACAGAAGCACCTGCCGAAGAAGCACCTGGACCAGAAGCTCAAATTTAATAAATACATTATGCTTCTATTAGAATTTTTATATTTTAACGATAATACTAACGATTTTTCTGTAGATCGTCGTTATTCTAACGAACGAGACAGTAGTATTCTAGAAAAAGATGATACAAGAAAAATACGTCTAACTCTAAGACAAATTAATCAGCTCAGAATGCAGAGCGAAGCTCACGAATTTGAAAAAGAATCAGAGTTAGAATTTATCAAACAAATGTACGGAACCCCAGTTGAAGCAGAACAACCAGCCCAATAATACCCCTGCATTCGTTTTAGGTAACGGCGTCAGCAGATTAAAAGTAGATCCAAACTTCCTACTTAAAAACGGAACAGTCTACGGATGTAATGCCCAGTACAGGGAATTTGAACCTCATTATCTAATCGCTGTTGACGTTAAAATGGTCAACGAAATAGTGTCTGCAGGCTATCATAAAAATCATCAGGTTTGGACAAACCCTAACAAGGGCATAACTTCAAAGCATAATCTAAACTTTTTCAGTCCGCACAAAGGATGGAGTTCAGGACCTACAGCATTATGGTTTGCTAGTACACACGGATATAGGGAAATATACATATTTGGGTTTGATTATGCAGGAATAAATGGCAAGTTTAATAATGTTTATGCTGATACATTTAACTATAAAAAAAGTCAAGACTCCGCTACTTTCCACGGAAACTGGGCCAGTCAAACAGAAAAAGTTATCAAAGAATTTCGTAATATCACATACTACAGAGTAATAGATCCATCACAAAATTATATCCCAGAAAAGTTAAGTAAAGAAATTTACAATCTAAAACATCTATCTTTCGCTGATTTTGAGAAAAAATTTCCAGGAAGTATTTACAGCGACCAAATCCTTCAAAAAACTACCATTTAACACCTGATTATAATCTGCGTGTTAAATAAAACTACAGCCTTTTACCAATTCAAGGAGAATACATTATGGCAGATAAAACCACACTTGAGCAGATGCTCGAGAGCTTGGTCAATGACGATCAAGCAAAAGCAGAAGAACTTTTCCACGAGTACGTAGTAGCGAAATCTCGTGAAATCTATGAAAGTCTCATCGAAGACGAATTAGAAGAGGCTTCGGACGAAGACGAAGATGAAGACGAAGAAATGGACGAAGCTGCGAAAGATGAAGACGCAGAAGACGAAAAAGTAGACGAAGAATTTGAAGATATTGCCATCGAAGCAGATGACGATATGGGCGATATGGGCGGCGACCCTACAGATGACCTAGAAGGTGATCTAGAAATGGGCGGTGACGAAGGTGAAGAAGGCGAAAAGTCAGAAGAAGAACTTTTCCAAGACCTAGACGCTATTGTTGACGAGCTACAAGCTAAGTTTGATGAACTTAAAGGTGGAGACGAAATGGGCGGCGACGAAATGGGCGGCGACGAAATGAAAGATGATTTTGATCTAGAAACCGTTCGTGAATACGTAGAAAAAGTTCCAGCTGGACACGGCGCAGAAAAGAAAGGCGCAGGCGAAAAAGCCGACAACACAAGATCTACAATTGACAATATGAAGAACGATATGGGCGGCACAACTGCTAATATTCTAAGCGGTCGTGATGGTGCAACTGGTTCTGAAACTGGTGCATTAAAAGGCAATGGTCTTTTAAAAGGTTCACCAAAAGAAGATAATGCTGGCAACATCAATGTCCCAGGCGGTAAAGCTGGTAGTTCATTCTCTAAGAAAGAACCAGGACATGGTGCTGAGAAGAAAGGTTCTGCAGAATCTGCAGACAACAAGCAAAGCCTTTTCCGTGGTCGTAGATAATAGGACTATATAGGTGAAAACTACTCTATCAGAACATTTGAGTTTTGACCAGGCTAAGATTGTCTTGGAGAGCGAAGAAGGCAGCGACGGTAAAAAGTCGCTGCATTTAAACGGTATTTGCATTCAAGGAGATATCCGCAATGCAAACCAACGTGTTTATTCTTCTCAAGAAATTGGCAGGGCTGTCAAAACGCTCAACGAACAGATCTCTGGTGGATACTCAGTTTGCGGAGAATTAGATCACCCACAGGATTTAAAAATCAATCTAGATCGTGTTAGTCATATGATTACCAAGATG